ATGTCGAACGGGCCTTGGACGGATGCAGAGAACGACCTGATCGTCGCGGATTACTTCGCGATGCTGGCCGACGACATCTCCGCGCGCCGCTACAGCAAGGCCGAGCATCGCCGGGCGCTCCTGCCGCTACTGAACAACCGGTCCGAGGGGTCCGTCGAGTTCAAGCACCAGAACATCAGCGCGGTTCTGAAGGGGCTCGGCGAAGACTGGGTCCCCGGCTACAAGCCTGCGTTCAATTTCCAGATGACCTTGGTGGATGCCGTGGCGCGATGGCTGGCGCTGAACCCGGCCTGGCTCGGGCGCCAACCTGGGCTGCAACCCGGTGCTGGCCTGCGCGAGGCAGCGCAGATCTGGATCGGACCGCCGCCGACGCTGTCGAACCAGCCGCCGCCGCAGGAACTGGACCAGATGCTGCACATCGCCCGCAAGTTCGACGTGGCGGGCCGAGACGAGCGCAACCGGGCCCTCGGCCGCGCGGGAGAGGAACGTGTGCTGGCGCATGAACGGGCGTCTCTTCGCTCGGCAGGACGGGACGATCTGGCGCGCAAGGTACGCTGGGTGTCGGAGGAGGATGGCGATGGCGTGGGCTACGACATCGCGAGTTTCGCCCCGGACGGTCTCGCCCGGCTGATCGAGGTCAAGACGACGAACGGATGGGAGCGCACGCCCTTCCACATCACCCGCAACGAACTGGCCGTGGCCGAGGAGCGCAGGTCGGAATGGCGTCTGTTCCGGCTCTGGAACTTCTCACGCGAGCCGAAGGCGTTCGAGTTGCATCCGCCGCTGGACGCGCATGTCTCCCTGACCGCGACGACGTTTCAGGCGAGCTTTCACTGAGGATCAGTCGAACACCTGCCCCGGCTGTTCGTGCCATGGCAGTGCCGCGACATCGGACAGTTTCAAAAGGGTCACGGCGGGCACCTCGCGCTTGTAGACCAGTCGCTTGAGGACCCCCGGCGCGAGATAGGCAAGCCGCAGCTGTCGGCTGACATGGCGTTCGGCCAGCCCCACGGCTTTCGCCAGATCGGTGACCGTATTGAACTCACCAGCCTCCATGCGCCGCCGCCAGCCCCAAGCCCGGCCTATGGCGCGCAGGATATGCGGATCCTGCGTCCGGTCTTCACTGGGCATATAGGTGGCGGGCGGCATGATCTTCGGCCGCCCGTTCTGCTTGCGGAGCTTGAGCGGCACGAAGATCTGGATGGACTCGTCGGGTTTCATCATTCCGCCGCCACCTTCTTTCGTGGCGCCATCATGTCGCGCATGACGCCCGAGACGCCGTCGGTCCGGACATCGATCACCAGCCCCTCAGACGTCACGGTGACCCGGCGCACCAGCAACTGCACGATCCGGGTCTGCTCTGCAGGGAACAGCTGGCCCCAGACGTCATCGAACGTCTGCAGCGCGGAGATCACGTCGGCCTCGGCGAAGGCGTGACCCTCGCGCGCCAAGTGGGCAATGACCTGTGCCGTGATCGACGGCGCGCGCATCACCCGCCGCAACTCGGTCACCACAGCCGCTTCCACGAGGTCGGCAGGAAGGCGGCGCGGGATGCCCGCGTCGCTGGGTTCGCGATTCTTGATGACGTCCATCGAGACGTAGTACCGGTATCGCCGCGCGCCCTTCTTCGTGCTGCTCGGGGTCATGGCGGCGCCCGTGGCCGTAAAGATCAGACCCTTGAGCAATGCAGGCGCCTGTGCGCGGGTGTTGTTGGCGCGCTTTCGCGGGTTCTGCCGCAAGATGGCATGGACCTGATCCCACAGCTGCTCGTCGATGATGGCCTGATGTTCGCCGGGATAGGCCTTGCCCTTGTGGACGGCGTCGCCGCGATAGACGCGGTTCATCAGCACTCTGTAGAGATATCCCTTGTCGACCAACGTGCCCTGCTTGTTGCGGAGCCCTTTGCGGCGCAGTTCACGGGCCAGCACGGTCGCTGATCCGACCTCGACGAACCTCTCGAAGATGCCCCGCACGGTGGCAGCCTCGTCTTCATTCACCACGAGCTTGCGGTCCTTCACATCGTACCCGAGCGGGACATATCCGCCCATCCACATGCCCTTCATGCGGGAGGCGCGAACCTTGTCGCGGATGCGCTCTGCCGTGACCTCGCGCTCGAACTGCGCGAAGCTGAGCAGGATGTTCAGCGTCAGCCGCCCCATGGACGTGGTGGTGTTGAAGGACTGCGTCACCGAGACAAACGTCACGCCGTTGCGGTCGAAGACCTCGACCAGCTTCGAGAAGTCCATCAGCGACCGCGACAGGCGGTCGATCTTGTAGACGACCACCACATCGATCAGGCCGTCCTCGATGTCGGCCAAAAGCTGCTTGAGGCCGGGCCGTTCCAGCGTCCCGCCCGAGATCCCGCCGTCGTCATACTGATCGCGGACCAGCACCCAGCCCTCGGAGCGCTGGCTGGCGATATACGCCTCGCAGGCCTCTCGCTGTGCGTGCAGGCTGTTGAACTCCTGCTCCAGCCCTTCCTCGGAGGACTTGCGCGTGTAGATGGCGCAGCGCTGGCGGCGGACGGGATTTGCGCGCTGATCCATCAATCATTCCCCCGCTTGCGTTCGCGCAACCCGAAGAAGCGGTAGCCATTCCAGCGCGTCCCGGTGATTGCCCGCGCGATCGCGGACAAGGATTTGTAGGGGCGCCCCTGCCACTCGAACCCGTCCCGCAAGACCGTGATCGTGTGCTCGACCCCGTTCCATTCGCGGATCAGCCTCGTGCCGACCACGGGATTGCGAGGATCGGCGATCTGGCTCTTGCGTGTCAGGGTGCCGCCGACCTCATCGGCCAGCAGGTCCAGCATGCGTCGGGTTTCGCGATCAGGACCGCCATACGTCAGCTCTTGGATGCGGTAGGCCAACCGGCTCTCGAGGAACGCTCGGCTGTTGTTCGGCGCTGCCGAGGCAAAGATCGTCTGCCACTCTGACTTCAGCTGGGTGACGGACATGGACTTCAGCGCTGCTAGGCGCGCGGGGATGGGATCGGGCTTCGTCATGCATTTCTCCGGTGAGTTGGAGTTGCATGACGGCATTGGTCGTCGGGATAGTGTAGGCAACGTTCTCCAGTATTGTCAGATACTTCACGCCTATCCTGCCCGAGCAGCCGAACCAGCCCGAGCGCCAGCAGGCCACACAGTTCGGCGCGGCGTTCGGCGGCGGTCATCTGGTCGGGAGGTAGCGGATTGGGGCGGTTCATGTCTCGGTGGCCGTGTTTGATGGTGTGCTACCGATCAAAAGCCACCCAGCCGTCCGAGGTGGGACATCTCAGCGGAACGGGATGCGGAAATGCGAACAGGGAGAGAACATCAGGGCTTGCCGATCACGGATTTGTCCATGATTATCGCAGGTTGAATCAATCGAGAGCAGTAGTTCATTGAGGTGAGTTCATGGCGCGCAAAGCATCCCCGATCGGTCCGCATGTTCTGGCGCTGATCGAGGATGCGCGCGTCGACCTCGCCCGAGCTGCCCTTGCCGTGCGCGAGGGAGACAATGAGCCGGAATTCAAGCTGCCCGAGGACGTTCCCGACCTCGCCGACGAAGAAGCGGTCGAGGCGTTTCGGCAAGCACTTGTCGAGACGCTGTCAGATTTCGACCGCGATGAGCTGCGACCTGCGGAGCAACGATCACGAAGGATCCGGGCCCTCGCCGAGAAAAAGGGCGTCACCTCGCTCACCACCATTGTCGAGCAACAACTCGATGAGACACGGTCGCAGGAGTTTCACCGGCAGCCAGATGAGCTCTGCAGAAGCATCTGGGCATATCTCCATGAACGCGAAACCTTCGAGGATGCGGAGAGCTTTCACTTCGCCCGACAGTTCCGCGACCACGGCAAGCTCTACGACGCCTTCGAGGTCGAACTGGAGAACCAGGTAGCCCTCGACGCGGCGGCCATCGACGAAAAGGCGCTGGCGTCCAAGATCAAGGGCATGCTCGAGCTGAAGCCCGAGATATCCTGCACGGTCAAGGCGCTCGATCTGCCTGCCACCGATACGCACCCTGCGTCCATCATGCTGATCGTCCGGCACGGTGGCCCGCTTTCGAGCGTCTACGATCACCGGCAAGACGGAAGGCGGGGAACCATCTACTACCGACCGCCGAACGAGGCGACGTTGATCTACACGCCTTCAATGCGGCAGATCGAGGTCTGCGCGGACAGCCCCGTGGTGCGCCAGACGGTCAGCGACTCCTTCGCCGAAGTTGCGCTAGGTCACGACATCTCCCAGAAACCGCTGACCTGGAAGCGCTATAATCTTTCGCGCTTCCGCTCTTCGCTTCTTCTGCAGCCCCCTGAGATCGAAGGGTACGCGTTCGAGTTCGCGCGCGTCATCGAAGCCGAGATCCGGCTGGGAACCTGGCGCCGCAAGCTTCAGCTCAAGGTGACGGTCGACGATGACATCCAGGAGGTTGCCGACCGATATCTCGGGGCGCGGAACATCTTTCGGCGCGCCGAAGCGTTCAGCCGGATCACCATCGCGGTGGCCTACAACCTGATCGGCGATGACAAGCAGCGGACGCTCAATATCACGATTGCGGGCACGAAGAGCTGCAACCTGCAGAGCAAGCCCGATCCGGAGGAACGCAGCCTCGGCTTCGCGCTGCTCAAGGAATGGGGAATCCTGAGCGCGTTCAGGCAAATCGCGCATGATGACCTTCGCGCGATATTTCCCCAGCTTGTTCAACTCCACGACCGCATCGAGGACGAGGTCAGCGGAAGTTATCTGCTGGAACTCGGGCTTGACCCGAAGCGTCTCATCGAAGGCGGCCTGCTTGAGCGCCGCGACCGTCAGGACGTGGTTCTCATCGAGGACGACGAGGTCGACGGGGAAGGCGCCGTCAAGCCGTCGGCAACCGAAGGCATGATCCAGGCTGTCGGTCCTTTCGGCGAAGATGTCGGTAAGCGCCCCGCGTCGGATGTCGAGATGTTCGCGATCAACGCTCAGTGGCTTCACGAGACGCTCATGCGCCTAATGAAGCCGCTGCTGAGCAAGCGGGCGGCCCAGATCCTGGACCCGGACCTGACCCTCGTCGGCGCCATCCAGATCGATGAGGCAGATGTGCCCGTCTATTTCGCCCGGCGGCTCAATGATCCCAAAGCTGCGCAGAGACTGGATCTGATGTTGCGCGCGCGGGGCACCGCTGGGGTGGGCATCGTCTTCGCCGCGAGCGAGGAGATGCCGTCACATCTTGGGCCTAACGTCGTCATGCCGCTGCTGTCTCATCTCGCATCGGCGGACGAGGAAATGCTGTTCGCGCGCGACGGAATAGAACTCGCGTACCGAGACGGTCTTTCACTCGCACGCGGGGGCGTGTCGCCGCGGGTGGTTCGGACAGGCAAGCAGTCCGGCACGCTGTTCATTCCTGGCAGGGAGCCGCTTCACCTCGCTGGGAACGATCAACTTACAATCTTCGAGCGCCTTGTGGTCGCAGCCGCGAAAGGCAGTCCCGACGTTCAGGTAAAGGCGCTGATGGAAGGCTTTGAGTCCAGAAGCCCCCAGCAGGCGTTCCGGAAGGAGACCTGGGACAGCATCCGGGACGTCTATATCGGCAAGGGTGCGAAGAACGGATATTGGCGACTGCTACTCACTGCGCAGCCAACCGAAGCCGTGACCGAGCCAGCCGAGGAAGCGACCGTCTAACAGCGGTCTAACATGCGGCGGGAGACGGTCTAACAAGCCGCTGATTACTGGAAGGGCTCCACATAGAGGAGCACTTCCATGCCGACTCCCTTCCCCCCGCGCCAGGCAGCCCAGACGAGCTGGTCCGGCGTCGCGAAGACCAAGCCCACCACCCACGACTCGGAATGGCGCTGTACGCGCTGTGACAAGCTGCTCGGCGTCTGTCGGGACGGCCGCATGCACCTGCGCTTCGCGCGGGGGCACGAGTATCTCGTGGGCTTTCCGGTTCAGGCCACCTGCCGCGGCTGCGGCACGCTGAACAACGCGACCGCACCCGCGCGCTGACGCGCGCATTCACCCAACCCCCTGAAATCGCAGAGACGCGCGACGTCCTGACCTGGCCACGAGAAGGCGCCGGACGCCTGGCCGCAAGGCAGGCGTCCGATGTCCTTCGCGTGGCACGAGATCCGTGATCACCTCATGCATTCATCCTCCAACCTTCACTTTCAGCGCAGTTTCGACGCCATCCGGCGTGCGCAGGCCGCCCTCGCGCCGTTCCGCGATCCGGCGGCCCTGCTGGACGGGCTGCACCGCACGCCCGGCGATCAGGGCCAGAAGAACGTGATCCTCTCCGCGCTCGTCAGGGCGGCGCAGGGCGACGGGCCCGCGTCCGACTGCGCTCTGACGCTGCTGTTGCTGGCACTCTGGCCCGGCCTCGACGCCATCCGCCGCCGGTCGATCTGGCGCAGGATCGGCACCGCCGACGAGATCGCGTCCGACGTGCTGGCGCGCACCACCGAGGCGGTCCGCGGCCTCGACCTCGGGCGCGTCAACTGGATCGCGGCGACGGTGCTGCGGAATGTCGAGCGCGACATGATCCGCGTGCGCCAGCGCGACCAGGCACGCGAACATCTCGCCAGCAGCGCCGATCCCGACGAGGTGGTGGACAGCGGCGACAGCGGGATCGGCGCGGCCGGGTACGCGCGACTGAACGGCGCCGTGCGGAAGCTGTTCGGCGATGACGCGCTGCTGGTGATCCGCGTGGCGGTCGAGGGCTTCTCCCAGGCGGAAGTCGCCGTGGAACTGGGGCTCACCGAGGCCGCCGCCCGCAAGCGGTACCAGCGCGCCATGCGCCGGCTGCACGACGCCCTCGAGGAAATCCCCTGAGCCGATGTCCCGATCCGGTCCCGCCGGTGGCTTTTCCCATTCGAGCGCCGCGAGCGCCTTCCCTCCAACCGAAAGCAGACACGCATGAACCGCACTGCCGATCTGTCGCTCGAGGATTTCAGGCGTCTTCCGGGGCTCTATCGCCGCTGGGAGCTGACCGAGGTCTGCGAGCCCAACCGCAACTATCAGATCGAGGACGCCGGCACCCACGCCGACGGGACGCCGCTGCTGGCGATCTACGTCGCCGAGCCCGCGCCCGACGTCCGCGAGGCCGCGTGATGCGCCTCCTCGATCACATCATCTCACGGAGAACCGCCATGCCGGACCAGCCGGACGATATCACCCGTCTTCGCGCCGCGAGCTACGCCCTCGAAGACCTCCCCGAAACCATCTCCCTTCCGCAGCGCGCCGGTGACGAGCCGCGCGAGCCGCTGCCGGTCGTCGAGGCGACCGTCGACGAGATCGCCTTCGCGATCGTGGAAGCGGAGCGCGAGAGCACGGCCGCCTACCGCCGCGCCGATGCGTTGAAGCGGCTCTATAAGCTCGCCCGCGAGGCGGGGTGCATCGGCGCCGACCGCGCCGCTACGGCGGTGATGAAGAAGGAGGGCCAGTGATGGCCCTTCCCATCATCGGCGCCGACGAACGGCTCGCGCAACGCAAGGGCATCAAGGGCGTCATCTTCGGCCGGTCCGGCATCGGCAAGACCAGTCTGCTCTGGACGCTGAATGCCTCGACCACGCTCTTCCTTGATCTAGAGGCTGGCGATCTGGCGGTCGAGGGGCTGGAGATCGACACGCTCCGGCCCCGCACCTGGAAGGAATGCCGGGATTTCGCGGTGTTCATCGGCGGGCCGAACCCGGCGCTGCGCGAGGACCAGCCCTACAGTCAGGCGCATTTCGACGAGGTCTGCGGGCGCTACGGCGATCCCACGGTGATCGGGCAGTACGAGACCGTCTTCATCGACTCGATCACCGTGGCCGGGCGGCTCTGCTTCCAGTGGTGCCGCGGCCAGCCCGAGGCGTTCTCCGAGAAGACCGGCAAGCCCGACATCCGTGGCGCCTACGGGCTGCATGGCCGCGAGATGATCGGCTGGCTGACCCACCTGCAGCACACGCGCGGCAAGCATGTCTGGTTCGTCGGGATCCTCGACGAGCGGCTCGACGACTTCAATCGCAAGGTCTTCCAGCCGCAGATCGACGGCAGCAAGACCGGGCTCGAGCTGCCGGGCATCGTGGATCAAGTCATCACAATGGCCGACATCCCGGATCCCGGCGGCCAGCCTCAGCGCGCGTTCGTGTGCCAGACGCTGAACCCATGGGGCTATCCGGCCAAGGACCGTTCCGGCCGCCTCGACAGGGTCGAGGCCCCGCATCTCGGCCGGCTGATGGAGAAGATCCAGCGCCCCGCGGCACCGGCCTCCGAACGCCTGACCTGGCCGCCGGTGACCCCGGCCGATCCCGCCGCCGCGCAGGAGCCCGGCCATGGCTGAGCGCCTCTCGCCACCCCCGGTGTCCCGATCCGGTCGCCGGGGTGGCTTTTCCCCTCTGACGCCGCCGCGCGTCCCATCCTCCAACTGAAAGGAGCCGCGCAATGTCCGGACCTTGGAACGACTTCAACTCCGCGCAATCCAACACAAACGTCATCCCGAAAGGCACGCTCGCCAAGGTGCGCCTGACGCTCCGCCCCGGCGGCTTCGACGACCCCTCGCAGGGCTGGACCGGCGGCTGGGCGCGCCGCGCCGCCACCGGCGCCGTCTACCTGGACGCCGAATATACCGTGCTCGAAGGGCCCTACGCCCGGCGGAAGGTCTGGTCGCTGATCGGCCTCTACAGCCCGAAGGGCCCGGACTGGGCGAACATGGGGCGCGGGTTGATCCGCGGCATCCTCAACTCGGCGCGCGGCGTGTCCGACAAGGACAACTCGCCCGAGGCGCAGGCCCGCCGCCGGATCAACGGCTTCGGCGATCTCGACGGCGTCGAGTTCGTCGCCCGCATCGACATCGGCACCGACACAAACGGCGAGGACAAGAACGAGATTCGCGCCGCGGTCACGCCCGACCATCGCGACTACGCCGCGTTGATGGGCGCGGTCGCGCCGCAGTTCGCCGCCGCCCCGGCGCAGGGCCATGCCCCGCAGCAGCCCACCACGGCCACCCAGCCCAGTCAGCCCGCGTCGGCCCCCGGCGCCGCCGGTCGGCCGAGCTGGGCGCAGTAAGGGGGAGAGCGGCCATGCGCCTGCGCCCCCGCCAGAAGACCTTCGTCGAGCGCAGCGTGGCTGCGCTCGCTTCCCGCGGCAACACGCTGGGCGTGGCGCCGACCGGTGCGGGCAAGACCATCATGCTCTCGGCGGTCACCGGCGAGATGATCGCAGACGGCGCGAAGGCCTGCGTGCTGGCGCATCGCGACGAGCTGACCGCGCAGAACCGCTCCAAGTTCCAGCGCGTGGTGCCGGGCGTCGCCACATCGGTCATCGACGCCACGGAGAAGTCTTGGGGCGGCCAGGTCGCCTTTGCGATGGTTCCGACGCTGGCGCGGGCCTCGAACCTGGCCGACATGCCGCGCCTCGACCTGCTGGTCGTCGACGAGGCGCACCATGCCGTCGCCGACAGCTACCGCCGCATCATCGACCGCGTGCGGGAGGCCAATCCCGACGCCCGCATCTTCGGGGTCACGGCCACGCCGAACCGGGGCGACAGGAAGGGCCTGCGCGAGGTCTTCGACAATGTCGCCGACCAGATTCGGCTGGGCGAGCTGATCGCCTCGGGCCACCTCGTGCCGCCGCGCACCTTCGTCATCGACGTGGGCGTGCAGGACGAACTGCGCTCGGTCCGCAAGACCATGTCGGATTTCGACATGGCGGAGGTGGCGGGCATTATGGATCGCGCCCCCGTCACCGACGAGGTGATCCGCCACTGGAAGGAAAAGGCGGGCGACCGGCAGACTGTGGTGTTCTGCTCCACCGTCGCCCATGCCGAGCACGTCACCGACGCCTTCAGGGCGGCGGGCGTTTCCGCCGCGCTGATCCACGGCGATCTGGCGGCCGAGACCCGCAAGGCGATCCTCGCCGACTACGCGGCGGGCAACATCCGCGTCGTCGTCAACGTGGCGGTGCTGACGGAGGGCTGGGACCACCCGCCCACCTCCTGCGTCGTGCTGCTGCGGCCCAGCTCCTACAAGTCCACCATGATCCAGATGGTCGGGCGCGGCCTGCGCACCGTCGACCCCGAGGAACATCCCGGCATCGTGAAGACCGACTGCGTCGTTCTGGATTTCGGCACCTCGAGCCTGATCCACGGCACGCTGGAGCAGGATGTCGATCTCGACGGCAAGGCCGAGGCTGGTGACGCCCCGACCAAGACCTGCCCTGCCTGCGAGGCGGAGATCCCGCTGGCCGCCACCGAATGCCCGCTCTGCGGCGAAGCGTTCCCTCGGGAGGACGAAGAGGCCGGTGAAGGTGGCGGTGCCACGCCGCTCTCGGGCTTCATGATGACCGAGATCGACCTTCTCAAGCGGTCCAGCTTCGCGTGGGTCGACCTTTACGGCACGGACGACGCGCTGATGGCCACGGGCTTCGCCGCCTGGGGCGGCATCTTCTGGCTGGATGGGGTCTGGTACGCCATCGGCGGGGCGAAGGGCGAGCGCCCCCACCTGTTGGGTGTCGGTGAGCGCACTGTCTGCCTCGCGCAGGCCGACGACTGGCTGAACACCCATGAGACCGACGAAAGCGCCTTCAAGACCCGGTCCTGGCTGCGCCAGCCGCCGACCGAAAAGCAGCTGCAGTACCTGCCGCCCGAGTGCCGCCATGACTTCGGCCTGACGCGCTACCGCGCCTCGGCGCTGATGACCTTCGGCTTCAACAAGCGCGCCATCCGCCAGCTGATCGACACGGCGGCCTCTCCCGAACGGAGGGCGGCATGACCCATGTCCACATCCACCCCCATCTCGGCCGAGGACCGGCGGCGACTGTGGCATCCGCGTGGAACGCTCTGTGCTGTCTGCCGGCAACCCACCCGTGGTTTTGGCTGGTTCGATCCGCACCGGTCGAAGCGACCCCGGCCCTCGGTCTGGTTCTGCTCGATGCCCTGCCAGTCCTTCTGGACGCGCTTGGCCAGGGAGCGTTTCGCCATGGTTGACCTGACCGAGGAAGAGCGCGCCGCGATCACCGCCACCATCAAGCGCGTGGCGCTGCTGATGGACGAGATCGGCTGGGCCACCCCGCTTGCCGATCTGACCGAGGCGCAGGTGCGCGCGCTGATCGAGGAGGCCGTCGAGGGCTTCCGCGAGGCCATGTCCGAAATCGCCCGGGCGCAGACGCCGGAGGTGCCGTTTTGACCAAGCTCTGCACAAAGTGCGGCGTCGAAAAGGACGTCTGCGAGTTCGGCCGCCGACGGCTCGGCCCCGATGGGCGGCAGTCCTGGTGCCGGGATTGCCGCCGGGAATACCAGCGTGCCTATGCGCAGAACTTCCGCGATCCCGAAAAACACCGGGAGGCGCAGCGCCGCTATCGGCTGCGCCACGCTGAAAAGAACAAGGCGCACAGCATCGTCAGGAGCGCTGTCAAGGCGTGCCGGATCATCGTGCCGGTCTGGTGTCAGCGCTGCGGCTGCGTGACCGATCTCGAAGCGCATCATCACGACTATTCCGAGCCGCTCGCGGTCCAATGGCTCTGCTCGACCTGCCACGGGCTTGCCCACCGCAGCTACGAGGGGGACCAGCATGCTGGACTATAACCGCCGTCCCAGCTTCGCTCATCGGGTCAACGCCGTCGTCGACCAGGCGCTCACCACCGATCAGGCAACCCGGCCGCCCCGCGACTATCTCGGCGGCTCCCGCCTCGGCCATGCCTGTGAGCGCGCGCTGCAGTTCGAGTTCACGGCGACGCCGAAGGACGAGGGTCAGGACTTCTCGGGCCAATCGCTGCGGATCTTCGCCATCGGCCACGCGCTCGAGGATCTGGCCGTCGCCTGGCTGCGCGGCGCGGGCTTCGACCTCTACACCCGCAAGGGCAACCGGCCCGATGGCGGCCAGTTCGGGTTCTCCGTCGCGGGCGGGCGCATCCGCGGACATGTCGACGGTATCATCGCCGCCGGGCCCGAGGGTTTCGGTCTTGCCGTTCCCGCCCTCTGGGAATGCAAGACTATGAACGCGAAGAACTGGCGCGCTTGCGTCAAGGACGGCGTGACGAAGTCGAAGCCGGTCTATGCAGCCCAGATCGCGGTCTATCAGGCCTACATGGAAACCAGCGTGCCCGGCATCAGCGCCGCGCCCGCAGTGTTCACCGCGATCAACAAGGACACGGCCGAGCTTCACCATGAGCAGGTCGCCTTCGACGCCGATCTCGCGCAGCGCATGTCCGACCGGGGCGTGCGGATCCTTCAGGCGACCGATGCGGGCGAGCGTCTGCCACGCGTCGCCGCCACGCCCGACTTCTTCGAATGCCGTTTCTGCCCCTGGTCCGAGCGCTGCTGGAGGCTTCCCGCATGAGCGACGACGGCATCCTGCACTTCAACCCGTGGATGGACTTCAACGACGGACCGCCGTCCGAGAACCCGTTCGGCTGCGACCCCGACCCCGAGCAGATCGCCGTCTTCCTCGATACCGTGTTCAGCTGGTGCGAGGGGCTGATCCCGCTCCGCGGCTTCGTGGACAAGGGTCAGGGTCGGGACGGCAAGCCGCACAATATCTGGATCCCCGCCGACGACACCGCGCCGGGAAAGCTCGCGACCTTCGCCGCATGGGCGAACCGCGAGGGGGCGGCGGTCTATGTCATCCCCGGCACGGTCGCCGAGCAGGGCCAGGCCCGCGCCGCCGACGTGCTGCAGATGCAGGCTATCGTCGTCGATCTCGACGCGGGCGATATCCCGGCCAAGCTGGACCATGTCACCCGCCACCTCGGCGCGCCCACGCTGATCATCGAGAGCGGCGGGCGCACGCCCGAGGGCGCGGCGAAGCTCCATGTCTGGTGGCAACTGACCGAACCCGCCGAGGGCGAGGATCTGGCCACCCTCTGTCGCCTGCGCGGCGAGATCGCCGTGAAGGTCGGCGGCGACACGCATTTCCGCTCGGCGCACCAGCCGATACGGGTGCCCGGCACGGTCTATCACAAGCACGGCCATCAACGCCTTGTGCAGATCCGCGAACATCGCGACGTCGAGGTCGACCTTGCGGATTTCGCCGAAAAGGTCGCCGATATGCCGCCGCTGCCAGGCGTGGGCTTCGCCAGCGACGCTGCCGCGCCGACCGCGAAGCCCGGCGTCGACGCGGTGCTCACCACGCCGGTGCGGGAGGGCGCGGTGGACGACTGGTCCCGTTTCCAGGGGGCCAGCGCCGCCATCGGCCACTACATACGCCTCGTCCACGACGGCCGCCTCGATCCCTTCGCGGGCTGGGAGGCGATCTGCGGCTACAACGCCGCCATGCTGCGCCCATCCTGGCCGCTCGATCGGCTGCAGGCCGAGTCCGAGCGCCTCTGGGCGCTGCATGTGAAGCGCAACGGCCCTCCGCTCCTGCGCGCAGCCCATGCCGATGCCCCGACCAGCCTGCTGCCCACCTTCACCCTCGGCGCGCTGCTCGACGACACGAGCCCGATGCCAGACGACGTCATCGGCCCCCGTGTGCTGACGCCGGGCGGGCTGCTGGTGCTGGGCGGCGCGCCCAAGGTCGGCAAGAGCGACTTCCTGATCTGCTGGCTCGTGCACATGGCCGCTGGCGTGCCGTTCCTCGGCTTCACGCCGCCCCGGCCGCTGCGCGTGTTCTATCTGCAGGCCGAGATCCAGTATCACTATCTGCGCGAGCGCATGCAGCAGATCGCGCTGCCCGCCGCCGTGATCGCCGCCGCGCGCGACACCTTCATCGCCACCCCGAAACTGAAGCTGCTGCTCGACGCGGAAGGCGTCGCCCGCGTGGCCGAGGCGATCCGGGCCGCATTCCCCGACGCGCCGCCCGACATCATCGTCATCGACCCGATCCGCAACCTCTTCGATGGCGGACCTGAGGGGGGCGGCGAGAACGACAACACCGCCATGATGTTCTTCCTGAAGGACCGGGTGGAGCTCCTGCGCGAGGCGGTCAATCCGGATGCGGGCGTCATCCTCGCTCACCACACCCGCAAGGCCACCAAGCACCAGGTCAAGGACGATCCCTTCCTCGCGCTCTCCGGCGCCAGCGCGCTGCGGGGTTTCTACACCTCCGGGCTGCTCATGCACCGGCCCGACGAGGACAGCAGTGTCCGCAGGCTGGAAATCGAGTTGCGCAATGGCCCCGCACTGCCGGGCAAGCTGATCGACAAGGTGAAGGGCGAATGGGTCGAGCTGAACCCGCTGAACGAGCGCCTGGTGCGCAAGGAGGTCGGCGCCAAGCTCGATGCCGAGCGGCTGCGCAAGCACGATGTCATCCTCGGCATGCTGCTGGACGAGGCGGCGAGCGAGCGCCTCTACACCGCGATGCAGTTCGCGGAGACCTTCGAGAACCGGGGCGGTCTGGGCAGCAAGCACACGATCCGCGAGCGGCTCAGCGTGCTGGCGACCAAGGGCTTCGTGAAGTTCCTGCGCGACCCCTCGGGATTCGGCTTCCCCGTCACCCGGTCGCGGTTCGGCTATCTCTGCGTCGAGGGCATGCAGTTCGGCGCGCCCGTCGAGGAGATCGATCCGGCCACCGGCGAGGTCACCACAACCGCCCGTCCGGTCCTGCCCAGCCACTTCAAATGCCCCCAATCCGGGCTCTGCCTGCAGGTCGAAAACCCCGCCGTCTGGGTCTACCCGGAGGGGCTGGAGGACGACCTAACTCATATGAGTGAGGCCTGACTCATATGACAGCGCCAACTGTGCACTCAACGAAATCAACGGGTTACGCGCAAATAAGAGTTAGGTCCCTGACTCATGCCCGAAGACTTCATGAAGTCTTATTCCGCAATGATTTCAGCCACTTGTCCTCCCCGGAACAGTTAGGTGTCAAACCCCCATACTACGTATGGGAGGGCCACCCCACAGGGTTGGCCACTCCTCCCATACGTCTGGGCCAGCCGCGCGCGCCGCCGTGACGCTCTCTTGTGCTTCCCGATCCGACGACGGCGGCCCCGTACCGCCAAGCACCAGACCGCCGTCGTCTTCCACCACCACAGGCCACCGGCAAAGGAGACCCATCATGGCTCAGCCGACTCTGATCCCCAATTGCGACGGCGCAAGGTTTGAATCGCTGCCGCTCGACGCCCCCCGCAACCGCTGCATCCTCGCGCTCGACCTCGGCACCTCGACCGGCTGGGCAATCCGCGGCCATGACGGCCTGATCACCAGCGGCACGGTCTCTCTGCGCCCCGGCCGCTTCGACGGGGGCGGTATGCGCTACCTTCGCTTCACCAACTGGCTGACCGAGATCGACCGGCTGTCCGGGCCCGTCGCCGCCATCTGGTTCGAGGAAGTCCGCCGCCACGCGGGCACCGACGCGAGCCACATCTACGGCGGGCTCATGGCCACGCTGACCGCATGGGCCGAGCTGCGCGGCGTGCCCTACGAGGGCGTTCCGGTCGGCACGATCAAGCGCCACGCCTCGGGCAAGGGCAACGCCGACAAGGCCGCGATGATCGCCGCGGCCCGCGCCCGCGGCTTCAGCCCGGCCGACGACAACGAGGCCGACGCCATCGCCCTGCTGCTCTGGGCGATCGAGACGAAGGGAGGTGTCGCATGAGATGGCACCCCCACGGCTACGGCGGTCGGTGCCGGGATCCCGAGCAGGTCAAGCGCGAGGGTTGGCAGGAACAGGGCGTGCTCGCGGTCTCCGCCGATGACGACCGCCTCACCTGGCCCGAGCGTGAACTGGTCCGCCAGCTCGGCGAGAAGCTCTACGGCCCGCGCCCTGCCGACAGGGAGGCGCGCTATGGCTGATCGCGAATGGACCGCCGACTGCGTCGCCGACCATTTCGAGGAGGCGTTCCGCACCCTGCGCAAGCTGCCGCCGGTGAAGGCGCAGGGCTACTTCAACACATGGCCCGACATCGTGCGGACCAGCCGCGAGATCGCAGCGATGGAACCCCAGCCGATGCGGGTCTGGCCCTCGGCCGCCGCGATCACCCGGCTCGAGCAGACCTTCGACTGGGTGCTCTGGATCGAGGAGGCGGAGCGCAAGCTCGTCTGGTCCCGCGCGGCCCGTGTGCCGTGGAAGCAGATCAGCGGAGAGCTCGGCTGCGACCGCACGACGGCGTGGCGTCGCTGGCAACTGGCGCTGACGAAGATCGCTGCGCGGCTGAATGCGCAGTGACTCCAATGTGTTGCAACACTTTTTCCTTCGACATCTGCAACATGATCGTGCTATTCCGAAGGCAAGATGGGGAGAGTGCGCTGGAAAGCTCGCTCTCCCCTTTGCGTTGACGGGGGCCACCTGGACCCCGGTATCCAGCGAGGGTCCGGCCGGGATCCATCCCACGGCAGTTTCCGGTTCCTTCCTGGGCGTTTTCGTATGCTGGCGGGCGAAGCGCGGGACATCGCCAGCGACAGGGCCGGATTTTTGGGAAGCCACCCGGAAGCCGGAGCCGCCTGACCGCGCACGAAACCCAATAAACGCTGGCCTTCCGACCGGACACCGCTGGTGGCCGCTGGACCCCGTGTGGAGTCCGGCCCGGCATCCGGAGTCCGGAAGCCACCGGCATCCACCCGACCGAGGAACCTTACCCATCATGACGCTGAGCTTCGCACCGGACGCGATCGAGACGTGGCCGCTGTCGCGGCTGCAGCCTTACGCGAAGAACGCGAAGGCGCATGGGCCGGACCAGGTCGCCAAGATCGCCGCCAGCATGGCCGAGTTCGGCTGGACCGTGCCCTGCCTCGTCGGCGATGACGGCGAACTGATAGCGGGCCATGGCCGGGTGCTGGCCGCGACGCAGCTCGGGCTGACCGAAGCGCCGGTGATCGTGCTCGGGCACCGGACGGTGCGCACGCCCTACATGCGCGAGATCATGGACCGGCTGTCGGCCGGCGACACGATGCAGCGGATCGTGTTCATGAAGGCCGCGCAGGTCGGGGCGACCGAGGCGGGCAACAACTGGATCGGCTTTGCGATCCACCAGGCACCGGGCCCGATGCTTGCGGTCCAGCCGACGGTGGAACTTGCCAAGCGCAACTCACGCCAGCGGATCGACCCGCTGATCGACGAGAGCCCCGAGCTGCGGGAGCGGGTCAAACCGGCCCGGTCGCGAGATGCGGGCAATACGATGCTGTCGAAGGAGTTCGCGGGTGGCATCCTGATCATGACCGGGGCCAATTCGGCGGTCGGGCTGCGGTCCACCCCGGCGCGGTACATCTTCCTCGACGAGGTCGATGCCTATCCCGCCTCGGCCGACGAGGAAGGCGATCCGGTCACGTTGGCCGAGGCACGGTCGCTGACCTTCGCCCATCGGCGCAAGGTGCTGCTGGTGTCGACGCCCACCATCCGGGGGCTGAGCCGGATCGAACGGGAATACGAGGTGAGCGACCAGCGCCGGTACTTCGTGCCGTGCCCGCATTGCGGCGCGATGTAA